TAACCGCGCTGACCTTGAGGATCGCCTGCGGTCCACCTTCAAGCCGTGGTACGCCCCGGTGGTGAAGGACGGCAAGCCCGTCGTGTTCACCCCCAAGCGCCCGAACAAGGCGATGGGCTACGAGGCCAACGTCCCCTGCACCAAGGTCGAGCTGCTCACGTTCAACCCCGGCAGCCGCCACCACATCGCCAACCGGATGAAGGCCCTGTTCAACTGGGTGCCCACCGAGTTCACCGACTCCGGCCAGCCGAAGGTGGACGAGACCACGCTCGACTCCATCGACGCCCCCGAGGCGAAGCTGCTGGTCGAGTACCTCGTCACCTCGAAGCTGCTCGGCATGGTGGCCGAGGGCGACAGCGCATGGATCAAGCACATGCGGGCCGACGGTCGCATCCATGGCGCTGTGAACCCGAACGGCGCGGTGACCGGGCGCATGACGCACATGCGGCCGAACGTGGCGCAGGTGCCGAAGGTGAAGGTCGACGACACCGGCAAGCACCTGAAAGGGTACGCGGGGTCCTATGGCTTCGAGTGCCGGTCCCTGTTCATGGTCCCCGAGGACAAGCTCCTCGTCGGCTGTGACGCCGAGGGCTTGGAGCTGCGCGTCCTCGCCCACTACATGGCGCGCTTCGACGACGGGGCCTACGCCCAAGCCGTCATCTCCGGCAAGAAGTCCGACGCCACGGACGTACACTCGGTCAACACCGCCGCCGCTGGCCTGCGCCTGCGGGACAACGGGAAGACCTTCATCTACGCCTACCTCTACGGCGCCGGGAACTACAAGCTCGGCACCGTCGTCCTCGACGACATGACCGACGACGCCCGGCAGGCCTTCTTCAACAAGTGGCCCTCTGGCGACGACCGTGACTCAGCCATCGCCCGGCTGGGCGGGCGTGCCCGTCGCCGGATCGAGCAGGGCCTGCCCGCCCTCGGCCAGCTCCAAGAGCTGGTGAAGGGGAAGGCCAAGCGCGGCTTCCTCCTGTCCTTCGACAAGCGGAAGCTGTTCGTCCGCTCACAACACTCAGCACTCAACACGCTCCTCCAAGGTGGAGGCGCGGTCGTCATGAAGAAGGCGCTGGTCCTCCTGCGGGATCAACTGGAATCCGAAGGGTACCCCATGGGTATCCGCTGGGTGCCGGTCGCGTCAGTTCACGATGAATACCAGTTGGAAGTAGACAAAGACATCGCCGAACACGTCGGCACTACAGCAGCCTGGGCCATCAAGGCGGCGGGCGAAGCCTTCGGCCTCCAGTGCCCTCTCGCCGGTGCTTACGACATCGGACGGAATTGGGCCGAGACTCACTAGGAGTATCAATAGACACTACCCCACTACCTTTAGCGGACCAGTCTAAGGTCTGCTCGGTTTGCTCTGTCCGTAAACCGCTGACTGACTTCTACGCCCATAAGGGCTGCCGCCAAGGCGTCCGTCCTTCCTGCAAGAAATGTGTTATCGCCCGGCCCGGCAAAAACTCCAACCTGCGGGCGTGGCGCGCGGCCAACCCGGAGAAGGCCCTCCTCTCAGCCGCCGCGAACCGGGCCAACATGTACGGCCTGCCCTTCGACCTCACCCTCGCCGACATAGTCATCCCCGAACGCTGCCCCGTCTTCGGTACCCCTATGGGGGCCATAGGCGGGCCGAGGGGCCCCGACACGCCGTCCCTCGACCGCATCGCGCCGGAGCGGGGCTACGTCCGGGGGAACGTCGAGGTCATCTCGTGGGAGGCCAACCGCCTGAAGAACAGCGCCACGCTGGAGCAGCTAGAGGCCCTCGTCGACTACCTCTCCCGCCGCGTGGTCCCCAAGCAAACCCGAAGAATCCGTAGGAACCCCTCATGACTGCACCGAAGTGGCTCACTGATCTTCTGACCTCCCGGAACGGCGTCACCTTCGACGTCATCCGGGTCTTCCTCGCCCTCGCCTGTTTCGTCCTCCTTGGCCTCGCCATCTGGGACGTGGTCGTCAACGAGGAATCCTTCAACGCCCTGACCTTCGGGTCCGGTGTCGCGGCCCTGTTCGCAGGCGGCGGCGTCGGCATCGGGGCCAAGCGCAACGACGAGCCCGACCAATGAACCGCCTGTACGCAGCCCTTGGGGTAGGGGCCATCGCCTTTACCTTCATCCTCTGGGTGGCGGGGACCATCAACGGCTGGCGTGACCGCGCCCTCACCGCTGAGGCGTCCGTCGCCACCCTTGAGGCCCGCGTGGCTGGGGCGCAAGCCCTGGCCGCCGAGCGCAGCGCCCGCGCTGAGGCCGCCATCCGGGACGCTGAGGCCGCCAGCAAGGCCAGCCAGCGGCGGGCCCGGACCTACACCACCGCCCAACCCTCCAACCCATCCGACCTCTGCGCCAGCGCCGACGCGCTGATGACCGAGGCCCTCCTGAGGGAGAAGCAATGAAGCGCCTGATCCCCGCCGCCGCCCTGTGCGTCGGCCTCGCCGCCTGCGGCACCACCGGCAAGGGGGCTTCGGTCCCCTTCCCACTCCCCGGCGCGCAGCAGCCCGCGTGCCCGGCCGTCCCGGACTACGGGTTCGACGACCTCGACCCGGCGTCCACCCTGTTCGTGAAGGTCCAGACCCTGCTGGCCGACCGTGAGCTGGCCCTCGACTACGAGCGCAAGCTGCGGGCGGTGGCTCCGACGGGGTGCCGATGATCACACACCTCCTCCTCGACGCCGACCTCGCCGCCTACCGGGCAGCCTCAGCGTGCCAGAAGGACTTCGACTGGGGTGATGGGGTCACCTCCCGGACCACCGACCTCGACGGTGCGAAGGACGCCATGCGGCAGTTCATCGACGGCCTCATGGCGAAGCTCAAGGCCGACAAGCTGACCGTCTGTCTGTCCGACGACTTCCGCTCGTTCCGCAAGGAACAGGTGGACCCCACCTACAAGGGGAACCGGAAGGACGTCGAGCGGCCCGAGGAGCTGTACCGGCTCAAGGCGTGGCTGGAGGAGGAGTACGACACCGCTCGGACCACCACGCTCGAGGCCGACGACGTCATGGGCATCCTGTCCACCACGCCGGACCACGGGGAGAAGCGCATCATCGTGTCTCAGGACAAGGACATGCGGACCATCCCAGGCTACCTGTACCGCCCCTACGACGACAACCCCAAGGTGACCCTCATCACCGAGGCCGAGGCCGACTGGTACCACATGTACCAGACCCTCACCGGGGACGCCGTCGATGGCTACCCCGGCTGCCCCGCGGTCGGACCTAAGACAGCCTCCGAGTGCCTGACGCACATGCTCGGGGTTGTCCCGGTCCACACCGAGATCAGCCGTGGCCCGAACAAGGGCACCATCCGCACCCGGTGGGAGGCCGCCGGGATGGACACCTACTGGGAGATCGTCCTGTCGCACTTCGCCCGCGCCGGACTGGGCCCGAAGGCCGCCCTGACCCAAGCCCGCCTCGCCCGCATCCTGCGGTGGGAGGACTGCCCGAACGGCCGCGTCCGCCTCTGGTCGCCGCCCGTCAAATAAAAGCTCACCCTTGGAGCCCCGAAGGGGGTCCATCCTCAGGTTATACCTCATGTTGTCCTTGGGTACCCTCAGTGGCGAAAGCTGCTGGGGGCCTTTGGCGTTTCCCTAGGAGGCCCTGTGGCCCACCTGCTCCCCGATACGGCGGAGGGTCTGCTCGACCTGATGGAACAGATGTTCCCCGAGCCCCGCCCGTCGTCCACCGACACCCACGCCGACATGCTGTGGCGCGCTGCTCAGCGCGCTGTGGTCCTCACCATGAGGGACCAGTACGCGGCAGCAACCGGAAAGGTCCGCACCCGTGTGCAGCGTCAAAACCCCCTCCGTTAAGAAGCCCGAGGCTACGACTACGGAAGTCCCCTACATGCGGAACGCCTACTTCGACGGCGTCGGTCCCCTCTCCCAGGCCACCGCCAAGGGGGCCCAGTCCTTCCGCATCAACCCCGGCTCCGCCCGCACCCCGTCCACGCCCCCGGCGTCGTCGGCCGCCATCCCCGGCGTCACCCAGCCGGGCAGCAGCACCGGCGGCGGCGGGGTCATGCCGAACACCATCCTCCCCGAGTACGTCGGCTACGGCCGGTCGGGCTTCACTGGCCTGATGGCCAACAGTGTGGCTATCCGATAGATGGCCGCCGACTCCAAGGCGCCCGAGGCAGCCACCCGGTTCACGGCGCTGGCCTCGACGAGGGAGACGGTCCTCACCCGAGCGCGCAAGGCGTCGGGTCTGACCATCCCCGGCCTCGTCCCCGAGGAAGGACAGAACGAACACCAGTCCTTCTCCCAGCCGTACCAGAGCCTGGGCGCGCGGTGCGTAGCTCACCTCTCCTCGGCCCTGATGCTGGCCCTGTTCCCCGCTGGCATCCCTTTCTTCCGCCTCAACATCGACGAGCAAGTCGTCGCCGAGCTGGGCACCGAAGTCGGCGAGGCCTCGGCCCGTCTGGCCGTGCTGGCCCGCACCGTCCACAACCGGATGGAAGCCTCGGCCCTCCGCGCCGCCGTCCCGAACATCCTCCGCCACCTCGTGGTCGCCGGTAACGTCCTCGCCTACTGCCCTGAGAAGGGCTCGACGCGGGTGTTCCGTATCGACCAGTACGTGGTCCGCCGGGACGCCAATGGTGACCCTGTGGAGATCGTGGTCCGCGAGCGGGTCCACCCCCTCGAACTGGAGGAGAACGTCCGGGCCGGTGTCGGCCTCGGCGGTGCCAAGCCGAACGACGAGAAGGTCGACCTGTACACCCACGTCTACATCGAGGGTGAGAACCAAGTCTGGCGTCAGGAGATCAAGGGCTCCATCGTCCCTGAGTCCGAAGGCACTTCGCCCCGCGACAAGTCCCCGTGGCTTGCCCTCCGGTGGCAGACGGTGCCCGGCTCCGACTACGGCCGGTCCCACGTCACCGAGTACATCGGCGACTTCCTGTCCCTCGAAGACCTCTACAAGTCCATGGTCGAGTTCGCTGCCATCGCGGCGCGCATCGTCTACCTCGTGGACCCCAACGCGGGTATCGACATCGAGGAGCTGGCGTCGGCCGAGAGCGGCGACTTCCTCACCGGCTACAAGGACCGCATCCAGACCCTCCAGCTGGACAAGTTCAACGACTGGCGCGTCATGGCCGACTTGGCCGAGCGCCTCGAACGTCGCCTCGCTGCGGCCTTCCTGCTGACCACTGCGGTCACGCGGGACGCAGAGCGGGTGACGGCCGAGGAAGTGCGCCTCGTCGCCCAAGAGCTGGAGAACGTCCTCGGCGGGACCTACACCGTCCTCGCCTCCGAGATGCAGCTCCCCCTCGTGCGCCGGTACATGTACCTGTCCGTCCGAGCGGGCTCCGTCCCGGACCTCCCGCCCTCCGTCCAGCCTGTGATCACCACCGGCTTCGACGCCCTGGGCCGGGCACACAGCGTCAACCGCATCCGGTCCTTCGTGGCCGACCTCACCGCTACCCTCGGACCTCAGGTCGCCTCAGCACTCCTCAACGGACCTGAGCTGGCCAAGCGGCTCGGCGAGGGTCACGGCGTGGACGGCCTGTCTGACCTACTCAAGTCCCCCGAGCAGCTCCAGCAGGAGCAAGCGCAGGCCCAGCAGGGCGCGGCGCTGCAATCAGCGGTCCCTGAGATCGCCAAAGCCGCCGCATCTGCGGCCACCCAACCCTGAGAGACAGCATGACCAAGACCGTGAAGCCTGAGGCGGACGTCGCCATCGAGACCAAC